ATGATCTGTCTAATGCTGGAGCTAGTATATCTTTTCTAAATACTCCCGCTGCTACTAACCTAACAATTAAGACTATATCAATTCCGGCTAGGTTTGTGCTTAGTAGGACTTTTCCAGCAGTAAGAACTGCTGAGTATAACAATACCAGTCCTGTATTAATTAATAGTAATGCTTATATTATCAACGCTAATCAACAGTCTTTTGCGCTACCAGAAGGTGTAGCCGTTACCTCTACTTCAGAGTTTATGGTGTTTTTATCTGGTGTTTACCAGCAAGAATCTGCCTACACATATCCTTCTATTAACCTTGGCTATGCTGGTATTGATATTGGCGATAATACTGCTACTAAACTGCTACTTAACTACGTTAACAATACTACTGATGACAGTGTTAACCCTAAAGTTGTTACTAATGTGGGTTCAGTTACTTTTAGTAACGCTTCTGGGAACTACTCGTCTGTATATAGTGGTTCTAACTACTTAATAACGCCTAGTAGCAATGATCTTAATATTCATAATAAATCGTTTACGCTAGATACTCATTTTACTACTACTCTAGGCGCTAGCATGGCGTCAAACCAGACGCTATTTGCTAGATACCAAGATGCTGATAATTATTATATACTAAGAACTGTAGGAGCTAACTCTAATGTAGGTTTTGTAGTTAATAGAGCTGGTAGTACTTCAGAGCTTTATGGCGGTAACGCTAATGGTGGCGTAGGCTACCATGTAGCCGTTACCCACGACGTAAATAACGCAGAATTAACACTATACGTTAATAATGTTAAAGTTAGTACTAGTAATTACTTAGACCCAAGCTCTGCTAGCGGTCCTGTATTAATAGGTAGTGGTAATACTATAGCACAAGGACTTACAGGTTCTATAGCATTTACACGCTTTACAGATGGTGTACGCTATAGAGGTAACGGTGCCGAGCCTGTCAATCTTGTTAGTAGTTTTACTACACAGCAAAGTGCTCCACTAGGTATGATAGATCCTACTGATTCCCTAAGTATAAGAGTATTTGATGCTGAGGTTACGGTAAATGATAGATTTAGCTCTATGGCTGATCGCAAGCCTGATAAGGGTATAGCTTCTACACGTAAGTTTGATACAATAATATTTGAATCACAAGCTGGTTACGAAAAACGCAGACTACGTTCTAGACGTTCTAAGAGAGAATATGATCTATCATATACTAATATAACAGGTATTGAGAAAACTGCTATAGAGAATTTCTATAACGCTAGAAGTGGAGAATATGAAGCTTTCACATTTGACTTGTCACATATCAATGAAGCTGGTACAATTACTACAAGATTTGACGGTCCGCTAACAGTACAACAAGTACTTTCGAACGGCCCAGAACTTGTTAGCAACTTTTACGTTGTATCCTTTAAATTAAAAGAGACATATGATTAATGACATCTAGAACTTATGACGTAATACTTAAGGTAGATAATGCTCATGGTTTTGCTAGTTCTAACTTTATTGTTGGTAATACTAGCTTAACTGTGGCTGTTATTGCTAATGTAGACCTTGCTACTAATGTACTTAAGGTTAAGCTATCTAATCTTATGCAAGAGTTTGACTTTACAGAAACTATACATTCTAATAGTATTACTACTACTGCTACTGTTCCTTTAACTAATAGGCCTTTTAATCCAGCAACTATGTCTGGTAATGTTACTACTGCTACAGCTACTATTCAGTCTGTAGCTCCTAGTACTTTTATTGCTGAAAAGAACGCGTTTACTCAAAACCCAGTAGTTCGATTGTATACTATATACTACCCAGGAGATACATGGTACCCACCTAATAAGTACGGTAATCCTACTGGTCAAGGTGCCGGAAGATCTTGGCCTTCTAATTTTCCTATTCGATTCGCGGAAATTAGGGGTGACTTAGTATCTGATTTAGCTTATAACGTTATCTTTAACGGTGAGTCTTTTATTCCGTACCCTATTAATATTTCAGGCTTTGATCAAAGCTCTGATGGTAAGATTAATGATTTAAATATCACTATATTTAATAGCGATAATATTATATCAAGACTCGTAGAAGACCCATTCTTAGTAGGCAATAATACCTCTAACTCTGTAGTAGCACTAATTAACTCAGAGTATCTGCACGGCGTTGACCCTAGAACAGTAATATCAGAGCCTTCTGATGTTGGTTCTGTGGGTTCTGAAGCCTATGATACTTTATATAGAGCTAGAGCTAATGGGTTATTTTATAGTGAAGACGTAGTAGGTTCTTATGGTATGGCTAACGCTTCTTTTACCAAAGAACAAACACTGTCCATTAATGGGATATGGCAAGAACAAAAGGCAGATACGCGAGATTTACTTGGTGGTGTAGTTGATATTACTACTACCTTTGCTAATTTCCTGGATGTGTGGCCTGAATATAGCAGTATTAGGTACGTAACGTCTAATGTTATAGAGGTTTATAATGCTATTCCTTATAGAGTTGGTGATAATGTTAAGATAGCTGGCGGAACTATACAAGCTACTGTTCAGCAGATAGAAGAAAATAGAATGTTATTCCTTTCTAATCCTATCGACCTTAATGCTAGCGTAGGTACCCCTCTTTACATAGTTAACGCTGGTGCTGATTCTGAAAGCTATATTAAAGATACATTTAAGATAAATAACTTAGAAAGCCTTGGTGAAGATGTTGGTACTTTTGGGTTAGTATCTTGGCTACAGTACTTTAAAATTGTTACTCCTAAGCGTAAGTATTATAAGAATACCTGCCAGTTTCAATATAAAGGCGCTGAGTGTCAGTACCCTGGGTTTGGAGAATTACCTATCCCAGGTACTAATAGGCTTTCTAATGCTAACCCTATTGCTGCTAATAATCAGATAGCATCTGGACCTGGCGGCGATGTGTGTTCTAAGTCTCTAAAAGCTTGTACTATACGTAATAATGAAATACACTATGGTGGATTCCCTGCCACAGGTAGAACAATACCGAGACAATAATGTCTAAAATTAAAGGCTGTATTCTTCCGTGGGTACATATGATGGGCGGCTTAACTGGTAAGTACTATCCCTGTTGTTTTGTAGAATATGAAGATAATACCTTAATTATGGGTGATCATTCTGACAAAATACTTGATGTATGGAACGGTGATGCCTATAAACAGCTACGTACTGATTTCCTATCTAATGATATACCTGATGTGTGTCAACGCGCCTGCTATAATAAAGAAGCCCATAATGATATTAGTAATAGATTGCAGGCTAATAATAGATGGGCAGATAAAGCGGGCTTACAGCAAGATACTGCTATAGATGGTTCCGTAGACAATACACCTATATATTTAGATATTAGGTTTGGTAATACTTGTAACTTCAAGTGTAGAACCTGTGGACCACATTCTTCTACTAGTTGGTATGCGGATGCCTTGTCTTATAATAAAATTCCAGACTATTATACAGATAACGATGCTTTATGGAGTAGTTTACCTATAATTGTGCCTAATATAGAAGAAGTTTATTTTGCCGGCGGCGAGCCTTTAGTGCAGGAAGGACATTATAAATTACTGCTATACTTAATAAGCTCTGGCTTCGCTAAAGACATTATTCTTAACTATAATTCTAACCTAAGCTATACTAAGTACAAACAACACGATATTAAGACTCTATGGAATAACTTCAAAAAAGTCTCTGTATGGCCTAGTATTGATGGTTGGGGTACTAGATTAGAGTATACACGTAAGGGTATAAGTATTAACAAGCTGGTAGAGAATCTACAATTTTATAAATCTTATATTAGTACTATTAGCTGTGTTATAAGTATTTACAGTATAACCTCTATGCCTGACTTTATACTATGGGCAAAGGCTAATAACTTTAATTATCATGGTACTACTCTAAGTAACCCAGAAAATCAAAAAGTTACATGCTTACCTAAAGAAGCTAAGAAACACATTATAGATCTATATAAGGCATTTTGTGTTAAACATTCCGATATACTAACTACCGAAGACTATAAGCAAATAAAAGCTTGGTTATCCTCTATGCTAAGTGTTGACGACTCTAATTTACTTCCAGCCTTTAAAGAAGAACAGTTAAGACTAGATAAGCTACGTAATGAAAGCTTTTCTACTACATATCCAGAGTATGCATCATGGTTCAACAGTATCTAGGATTAAGACATGAGTATGGGGTATGTGATTGCATTACATTAGTACACTCTTTTTATAAACAAGAGCTAGGTTTAGATTTTATTTTACCTGATTACCCACATAGCACTCTGTGGATGAGGCATTTTACCCTTGAAAGTATAGATGACTTAGCATCAAAGTATTCTGTAAAAGTTAAATTGACAGAAGGTGAAAACTATGATGTAATAGCTTTTAAGACAAGAAATTGTAATTTTATTACGCATTTTGGCATACTACTTAAGCCGACACAAATGCTTCACATAGAAGAGGGGGGAGTCTCGTGTGTGGAACGTTTATCCGACTATTGGATAAATAACATACATTCTCTTTATAGACATGAATCATTGGTATGATAAATATACAGGACTACCCTACGACCACTTAGGTGATAGTCCTATTACTGGAATAGACTGTTTTAATCTTTGTAAACTAGTGTTAGAACAAGAACTAGATATAAAAATCCCCTATACAACTTCTGATTTTTGCAATATAGTCGATGAAGACTGGTATTCAAAAACGCATGAGCAGTTTATGCTTACCGCAGCACAAGAAGAATACGGTTGGCATAAAGTATCTGAGGCTCAAGTATACGATGTAATACTTATGAGTATAGGTTCTACTAATGTAACTAATCATTGCGCTCTATATGTAGATAATAACAAGATGCTGCAAACTATGATCGACCATAAGAGTTGGATAGCTCCTTATGGTCGATATTATAAACAATATACTATAGGGATATATAGATGGAAATCTTTACTAAACTAAAAGAAGACATGAACGCTCACGCAATGAGAGATTATCCTAGAGAGTGTGTAGGTATTATAACTAAAGACTTTACATACATCCCTTGTAAAAACATAAGTGATACTCCTAAAATAACATTCTTCTTAGATCCTGCCGACTTAGTAAGACATGACGATAATATATGGGGTATCTTTCATTCCCACCCAGGAGATACTAACCCTATCCCAAGTAAAGATGATAAGATAAGTGCGGCTTTTAATCAGTACAACTTCTTAGTAGGCTTTAATAATATCTTTTATATTTACTGGTACGATGCGGCCCTAAACGCTCTAAAATTTGATAAATTTAAGGAAATACACCTTGCAAATAACTCTTAAAGTTCACTCAACACTAACTAAATTCTTTGGAAATAATACTTTTAAGGTAGATGTTGATAGACAATCAGATATTGTATATTACTTACGTAGTATGCATCCTAGATTCATGAACTACTTACGTGTGCAGCTCGATAATGGGGCCGAAGAGAGTTATGTATTTTTAGATAGAGACTTAAATATAATGAACTTAGATGAGCTACAGATTAGAAAAGCAAGAGAAGGCGATGTATTACATATAGTACCCGCTATTATTGGCGGTGGCGGTAAGCGTGGTGGTATATTAGCTATTCTAGCTATTGCTGTTATTGGCTTTGCTACCTTTGGTGGTGGTTTAGCCCTCGCAGGAGGAGCTGCTGCTTCAAGTGGTGCTGCGGCTACTGGTGGTATATTATCAGGTATTAAGGCTGCATTTGCAGGACTTAGTACTACAATGCAAAGCTTAGTAATTAATGTTGGCTTAAGTCTAGTAACCTCTCTTTTCATGAAGACGCCTAAAAGTTCTGCCGGAGAAGCTACTAGAGAAAATGACATGTATGGCGGGCTTACTAACTCTACTACTAGTGGCACTTCCGTGCCGTTACATTATGGTTTAGTGAGGGTAGCGGGTCAGTTTGTGAGTGGTTATATACAATCTACTGTTCATGATAAAAATGCTACTATTCGTGTAGGAGATAGTTTCTAATGGCTATTACTAAGAATTACGTAAGACACGCAGGGGTTATGCTACCTAAGATTGTTGGTTCTAAGGGTGGTAAAGGTCGTTCTCCTATTGAGAAGCCTAATACGCTATTCTCTTCTGACATACTATTTGTAACTAATGCTATTGGTGAGGGGCCTATTTATAGGATAAACCCTAACGGCCCGCAAGATATTCAAATACAAGATGGCAGTATTGACGACTTAATTAACTTAGAGGGTGATGGGTTAGAGAATGAAACTTCTTTTAAAACACTAACTTCTACAGGAACAACTACACAAGGCCCTTTAAGAATATTCGGAGAAACTATTACTACTCCACAAGCTTTAAGCTCTGGAGTTACTTTGAAAAACGGTAATGTAGCCGGTGTCCCGTCCTCTTCGGTAACGCTGCAAGAGACTAGCACAGCCCCTTGGGACGCTATTGACTTTGGTTTTATAATTAACGGTCTAGGCCAGAGTAATGATAATGGCGACGAGCTACCTTATACACTTACTGTTCGGGTGACTATGTATGATAAGCTAGGTTCTACTGAGATAGCACAAGTTAGTAAAAGAATAGATGGTAAAACTACTACTTCTTTTAAGTTTATAGTTAAAGTAGTAATTCCTGAAGAGTATAAGTCGGATGATGGTTACCGTTTTACTGTAGAAAAGACTAGCGCAGACTCTGATACTTCAAAGAAAGTAGATCAAGTCGAATTTATAGGCTGGTCTGAGATTGAAAACTCTCCACAAGCATATCCAAGAACAGCTTTAATAGGTTATGCTATTAAGGCAGAGAATGAACATACCGGTGGTGTTCCTAATTTCACTTCTATGGTTAAAGGTCTTCTAGTAAAAGTACCTAGTAACTACAATCAACCTATATTAGAGAATGGGGAGATTGATTGGAGACAGCTAGAAACTCAAATAGATAGTGTATACTCTGTTGAGAACCTAGGATATAGATTACAGAAAACTGGGAGCACTTTATTATATGATTTAAACCCACAAATTTATGTAGGTACTTGGGATGGTAGTTTTACTTATTCATGGACCCAGAACCCTGTGTGGATAGTCTATGACATTTTAACTAATGATACTTATGGGTTAGGTATACCAGAACAAAATATAGATAAATATAAATTTTACCAAGTAGCCCAATATAATGATGGCTGTGATAGTACTACGGGTACTTTTAATGGCGTATCTGGAGTGGCTGATGGATCTTTTAGATATAAACCAAGAACTCAGTATACTAGTATACGCGAGAATCAGATAGGCTTGCCTAAAGGTACTGTGATAAGAGAGCGCCGTTTTATCATGGACGTATCTATTACTGAGCAAGAGCCTTCTATGGACCTACTAAATAAGCTAGCTTCCACCTTTAGGTCGGTGCTTATATATTCTGGGGGTAAAATAAGCTTAGCTACTGACATGCCAGATGAATACCCAGTAATGATGTTTAACGAGGCTACTTTCAAAACAGGTAGTTTTCAAATATCTGGTACAAAAGAAAGTGATGTATTCACTGGAGTTGATGTTAGTTACATAGAGCCTACAAACCACTTTAAACGTGAAATAATTAGGGTTGACGCTACCGATGCTAATGATGGTACTGACGCTACTTACATAGAAAATATATCTAGTATTGATCTACAAGGGGTTACTCGTAGAGGTCAAGCTATGAGAACTGCTCAGTATATGTTAGCTTCTTCTAAATATCTACGTAGAAGTGTAAGTTTCACCGCAGGTACTGACGCTATTAATCTTAGCCCTGGCGACGTTATTTCTGTATCTTCTCAAGGTACTGGTATAGCTTACGGCTATGGTGGTAGGGTAGCTTCAAACTCTGCTATAGGCGGTAATAGTGCTGTTTATTTAGAGCACTTTACTGCTCCTAGCCTATCGCAAGGTGTATTTACTAATAATACTTACCCTATAGCCTTACGGGTAATTAACCTAGCTAGTGATAGAATGGAACTGTATCTAGTAAGTAACTCAGCTTTCACCTTAACAAGCACTGATAATGTGTCTACAGGAGTCGACTTAGCTACTGTTAACATATTAGGTAGGTTTGATAATATTACTAAAACCATAAAACCGTCGTCAAGCTTCTCTGCAAATAATGTACCTATTAGGGGCGACTTATGGAGTCTTGGGGAGTTTGAGAATACAGGCAACTACTACACAAATAAGTCAGGTAAGCTGTTTAAAATTACTGCTATAGGTAGAGAGCCAGAAGAAGAGGCTATAACTATATCTGCTCTAGAGTATGTATCTAATATATACGTAGACTCAGACACTTTTATAAACTATGAACCAACTGCTTATACTGATATACTTAGCCCACTTTCTACCCCTCCTACTCCTATTTTTAATTTAAGAGCAGTACCTAGAAGAACATTAGACGGTTCCGTTGTAGTAGACGGCATACTAGAGGATAGAACTGAACGCTTAGGTTTTGCACAAGATTTTTCTACAGAGTTCTTCGTATCAAAACCTTCATCTTCTAGTGTGGTAAGTAATGTAACTATTGCTAGCCCTCTATCCCTAGTTGTTAGCTCTTTAGAGCCTATAGAAGATGATGCAGTATGTGCACTAAGCGGTAAGAATGGTTTTACAACTCCTGTAGGGGATATCAAATTACTATGTAACTCCTATACAGTAGTAGATACTGTAGGAGGTACTCTGCCTGGTAATGTACAGATATCCGTAGAAGGTCTATCTTCTTGTTTTGACGATAACTTTTATAAACATGTTTTAGAGGTAAATGATGATGGTGTATTTGCAGGCCTAAAAGGTGACGACTATTTAACCCTACCTGTTGTAGCTAAGTCTGAATCTTTAGCTGCTCTAAACTTTATTGGGTATAAAACCACTCTAAGCGACGTGTCTAGGAGGATAGTTGACTACGATTTAGCTAATAACACTATAAAATTTGATAATTCGATTACTAATGACTTATCGTTAGCAGCTGTTTTACCTATAGCTCCTTTCTATGTAAGTATAAATCAATTATTAGACTCAAGATACTATGCCAATAACACTTTTTATGTTACTGGTAGTGATATGGTATACTCTACAGAAGGACCTGTTGACAATAACCTTAGCGTAAATACTATTAATATTGATGTAAAACCTAGGAAGCCTTCTTTTGTTAGACTATATGTGGATGGTATTCTAAAAAATAGCGGACAATATACTGTTAATCCTAATTATAACTCTAGCCAATCTGCTAATATTATGTACTCTTTATTTGGTAATGAGATGTATTATAGAGTTGAGGTTGATCACTATACTGTGCCCGCTATAGAAGTAGGAGATTTAGTTCAGACTTCCAGTAAGAACACTTTCTCAGTATTAAATACCAGCTTTTCTACAGATAGTCCTTCTTATGACGATGCACTAACATCTAATCTAATATTCAAGATACAACTAGCCGATACACCAAGAGCTAACCTAGCCGGCTTTAGCTTTGTTAATGTATCTACTAATCCTGTAGGTACTTTAGGTAACATTAGCGGTAATACTCTTACTTTTGATTATGATACGGCAGCGTACCCAGGAGTTTTCAGCTTAGCTAACTCAGGTATTTATAGCATTGATGTTAACTCGCAATTTGAAAAGTTATTTTTAACTTCTGATATGATTATACCGGACCTTCAAGAAGGTGTTACTGTAGTAAGAGCTAGAAATAGGAATTTATTAGGAAGAACTAGTCCTTTTGTACAAAAGTATATAACAGTAGATGGGCTACCTATACAAAGAGTAGAAAATTTAAGTATATCAGAATCTCTATACAGAGAACAAACAGGTGGTGTAGCTGTGCGCTGTACCTGTACTTTTGAGCATATTGAAAATCAAGAGGTAACTGATTATGAAATATCTTATAAATTAGATAATGTAGACGATGTGGGCAGTGATGATGGTGGTACAGACCTTACATCTTATAATACTGTTAAAGTTCCCGCTGCTGGTGTAGATAACGATGGCTTAATTCGTTTCACTGTTAACAATCTTAATAGGGGTACGACTAGTGGTACCAATTTTATAACATTTAGGGTAACAGCTCTTAATAAAAATATAAGAGGTATAACTACTACTATAAGTAGAGCTATTATTGGTAAATCCGCTAAGCCTAAGAATATTAATAGTTTTACTGGTGGGCAGCAGTCAGAGCAACTTACCTTATTTTGGGCTTATAGCAGAGTAAATAATGAACTTGAGGACTTAGACTTAAAAGAAGTTATTATACGAAGAGCACCTGGTATTATAAATGCTACTATAGAGAACTTTATAGCCTCTGACCCTTTTGTTACTGTTTCCGCAGGTACTGTTAGAAAGTCAATTCCTATTGATGTTTTTGGGTCATATACTTACCTAGCTAGAACTAGGGATACTAGCGGTAACTTTAGTGATAGTGTGTTAGGGTTAACTCTTACTACTGTTAAGCCTTCATCTGCTACGGTAGTAGCTGCTTATAGTGAAGACTCCCCTAGTTCCGCTTTTACTAACATACCTAACAATAATGCTATTGAAGATAACTTCCCGTCCTTTTCTTCGAGCAATTCCGGTGGTCTAGCCTATTTATACACTTCTCCTACTGATAACGCTAACGGTAGTTCTTCTGGTTGGAGTGCTATTGGCGGCTCCCCAACAGACTTACTAGCTGCTGGTCCTGCCGAGTATGTAACGGCTATAAGAGATTTCGGTACTACAGTAATAGGCACGCTCCAGGTAAATGTAAGGGCTTCACAAGCTGTGAAAACTAGTTATAATGACCAACATGAGGAATACTTAGAAGGAGTAACAGATATATCTACTTCTGATAACGTACTTATAGATTCTAGCTTCGGCGGTATTGGTACTGTATTAGGTTTTGCTAATACTGCTGTAACTACTTCTAGATACGATAGTATAAATAGCACTCTAATGACCGGCCCTGCTAATGGCAACGTTTGGGGTATTTGGAATCATGGGCAGTTTATAGGAGATGTTGCTAACGCAAATTCTTACGCTCTTATCGCAGGAATTATAAATGCTAACGCTATTGCACTAGGGGCAACTTTCCATGCTAATGGGGAGCCTTCGTACTCTAATAGCTTTGCTAATGTTACTACTACCAACGCTACATATACCCTAGTTAATTTTACTCAGTTCAGTGATACAGGATCTACTACTACTTTTTCGGGTGATTTAGGTGCTGTGTCTTCTCAAGTTCTAATCAGGACTTCTTCCTCGCCAGACCTGTATTATGCTAATGGTAATGTGGATATTACACAATTTGATGCATATACTACTAATGATGGGTTTATCCCATACGAAGCGGGTACTAAAAGCTTTAGGTACTTCCAAATAAAATTTGCAGTAAACAACTCAAGACCGGATGAATTTGACTTTACAATTGATAACTTTAGGTATACTATAGACAAAGTACAGACTATTTTTAGTGATACGGTTATATATGACGGTACTCCTAAAGCAGTTGATTTTTCAAGTTCTAAATTTCTTTATAGACCTACAATTTCTTATACTGTAATAGATCAGATAGATGCGGAAGCTAATCCTGCAATAGTAGTAACTACAGCATCTTCTAATAGCGGTATATCATTTAAACTGTTCGCATCTGACGGTAGTGGTGAGTATCAATCAAATAGTTCAGCTACTGTAATGATAACAGCGATAGGAGTTTAATATATGTCATTAATAGACTCAAATACTTACATAGAGCCTACGGCGGGTACCTCTTTAAACGGTGCGAGAGCACAGATTAATAACACAATACGCTCTGTATTAACTAACTTTAAATCAAAGGCTGCGCCTACTACTGTTAACTTAACAGCTTCTGGTTCTTTAATCGGCGAACAAGACGGTATGTTATATAGAAGTGCTACTACTAATGCACTATACATATCTGATACTGTACACGTTAAGTCATCGCCTGTTGGTGGTAACTTTACTAGGATTGGTATAGGTAACCGTGTAGAGAATGGTATAGTAGCTTTAGCAGCTAACGCGGCTTCCTATGAGATAGGTGAGCTAGTAGCTACTGTTTCTGCTACTCCTGGATTATCAGGTAACGCTAGATTATACCTTAATATAGCAAACAGTACTACAATAGCTGATTTTATAGATGTCGGCATACCACCTACTAATGGCTCGGTAGTAAATACTATGATAGCTATTGGTGGTGTTACTGGTGATAGAGTGAATTATACTTTTTACTCTACTAACGGTACTTCTGGTGCAAATGCTCACTTAAAAGTCTCAACCTCTCTAGGTAGAAGTACTGCTATAGCGTTAGGTACTTCAAATATTGATTCTAACATATCATTAGTTAAATTTGATGGTAATGCTGGACAAAACGTATATTCCGGCCTTAATATTATGGATAGGACGGGGGTAGCTTACGCTCCGTTAGCAGCTAATATTCTATTACAGTCTACAATACAGGGCGTAAATAATATAGTAGCACCTTTAATACCTGCAGGATCTATTATTGGTTGGGCCGGGACGGTGGTGCCTGCCGGTTGGTTAAAATGCGAATCAGACGCGGTTAGCAGGACTAATTATGCTGCTTTATTTGCTGCTATAGGCACTAGTTATGGTATAGGAGATGGAGCTACTACTTTTAACCTACCTAATTTTTATGGTAAAACTATGGTAGGAGCTACAGATGCCTTTCCCATAGGTACAAGTTCTTCGACTACTATAGACGCTACTGGTAGTATAACTAGCGGGTCTACCTTACAGACAGTATTTACTGGTACTACTTTTGTAGCTGGTACTGGTAAGGATACTGGCTCTATAGTAGCACTTAATGCTATTAACTTACCAGCACACACTCATGCCGTAGCTATACCTTCTACGGCAGCTACATATATAATTAAAACTTAGGAGTATAAATGCGTTATTACAAATTTAATATTGATGAAATGCACCAAAATCGTGTATTCATGGAGTATAGAGAAATTACAGAGGATAGTAAGGGAGATTTACTTTCTAGGTCTTTTCCTTTGCCTGCTATAGGCGCCGTAGAGCCTAAGTTCTTAGAAATGGTAGCAGGTCCTATAGTAGGGATTTATTACGAAGCTCGCGGGGATTCTGAAATAAGAGAAACTAACTATATTAATAAAAATACAACAATATCTGATGAAGACGTAGCTTTTATGATACAAGCTGTAGAAAAAGCGTGTATACACAAACAGTGGGATGATTTATTAAAACCACCTAGTGTTGATGAACAAGTAGAAGACTTCATAAAAGAATTTTTCCAAGATAACCAAGAGCAGCCTTTAGAGCAGAAAGACTTTCTAGCTGAATTTTTTGCAGAGTTAGAAGTAGAGTCTAAGGAGTAAGATATGAGTCTAACAAGAGTAACTGGTTCTGTAATAGGTGCCAATGTAGTATCTGCTGATAAACTAGCTAATGCGTCTATTGTTTCTAGACACTTAGCTGAGCAGTCTATTGACATTCAGCATTTATCAGCTAATGTCAACACTATTACTTTAGCACTAACAGCCGCAGCAAATGACTTTGCTACGTTCAGTACTCTTAACACTAGAATCAACAACGTACAAGCTAATTTATACTCTGACCAAGCGGTTCTAGCTGCTAATATTTTTACAGCACTAACTAATGAGAATAGTATACAATCCAATGTATATACCCTTACTACTTCCGTAAACACTATACAAGCAAACGTAAACTCGGTACAAAGTAACGTTGTTACTCTTACTTCTACCGCTGCTGCTAACGACTTTGTAACATACACCCGTTTAAACGCTAACCTTAACTTAGTGCAAGGCAACGTAACTACGCTTACAGCTACGGCTGCTGCAAATGACTTTGCTACTTATAGTCGTTTAAATGCTAATATTAACTTAACACAGAGTAATGTTACTACTCTTACTACATCAGTTAATACTATTAGAGGTAATGTTAGCGCGGTACAAAGTAACGTAAATACTGTACAGAGTAACCTTTCTAGCCTTATTAATTCTAGCACCCCTTTTACTGTCGATAAGGTATTTCAACAAAATGTTACTATACAGGGTAACTTAATTGTATTAGGTTCACAAGTAGACCTATCAGTTACCAGCGCAGCAGTAGTAGATGCTATTATACTTCTTAGCTCTAATTTAAGTTCTGATACCCCTCCTCCAGGAGACGGGGGGATGCTAATAAATAGAGGATCTTACACTAACGTATTTATTGGTATGGATTCTACTGTAGGAAATCATATAGACTTTGTATATACGGATAGTCCTGGCGATGCCTTAACGATAAGTACTATATCCTATGTAGATCTACATGCTAACGCATTCCACGCAGCCGGCGGTAGTTTAGCTAGCCTACCATTCGCTCTATCCTCTGATAAGAATACTGGTCTATTCTTCCCTACTACTGATACTCTTAGTTTTGTAACTGGGGGTATAATGAGGGCTAATGTTACTGCTAGCGGTAACCTACAAATAATGAGTGGTATTGTACAAGGACCAGGAGCGTTACCCAATAGTATAAACTTAGATGATGATGTATTATCAGATAGAGCTGATGCAGTAAGCATAAGAAGCTTAAGTTCTTTAGCAGTATTTCTAGACTATGATAATAACGGTACTGCTGATTACTTTGGTATATATGCAGATACCGATAGCCCTGCTACTGCTACAAAAGAGGCTGCATTATTCAGTGTTAGAGATACTGGGGACACTGTTACTCTTAGAGATGCTAATATAACACGTAATGCTAATATACAAAATGCTGTTAGCGCTGCAACTGTATTTTCTAGCGGAGTAGAGCTTAGAGCTAATGATTATGCCACTTATAATACTCTCAATACCAGTATTAATACGGTACAATCTAATGTTGCTACTCTTACAACCTCTGTAAATACTATTAGAGCAAACGTTAACGCAGTACAAAGCAATGTAACTACTCTTACAACCTCTGTAAATACTATTAGAGCAAACATTAACGCTGTACAAAGCAATGTAGCTACTCTTACTTCTACTACTGCTGCAAATGACTTTATTACCTATACTAGATTAAATGCTAATCTTAATAGTATACATAGTAACGTAGTAGCTACGCAAAGTAACGTCAATCTTGTTCAAGATAATGTAACAGCTATTACTGGTGGCGGCACCCTACTTAAGTATTTTGTAAACGTTAATTCAAGTACCGGTACTTCTAATGTATTTTTTCTAGGTAGGGACATAACTAACCAGAGTAATATTGTTTCTGTAGCTATATCAGGTCTTGCGCAAGCATTCACAGTAGACTATGTACCGAACTTCTCTAATAACACTATACAGTTTGTAGATCAGAGTATACCTGCGGGTCTAATAATATTAACCAGTGTACTAACTACCGTATGATAAGAGCTATTAAGCAAATAACTACTGAATTAACCTTCAGATGTAACGCAGCATGCCCAGCTTGCCATAGACAAAAACCTTTATCTATAGATTTAAATGATAAGATACATACTATAACGTTAGATAACTTTAAAAAGCTATTCTACCCAGAACTGCTTAATAACTTAGAGTGGCTAATCCTAAATGGTAATTTTGGGGATAGTATAATGAATAAGCATTTTAGAGAGATTATTAAATACGTAAAATTACACGGTACTCGTATTCTTATACATACTAATGGGGGAGTGCATAATACTGACTACTGGACTGATGTTGGTAATATACTAACTAAGCATGATATAATAAATTTTGACTTAGACGGATTGCAAGATACACACTCTAAGTATAGAGTTAATACCGACTTTAGTAAGGTGTTAGCTAATGCCTGCGCAGTCATCGCTACTAAACGTGCTAAAGTACACTGGAAATATATCGTTTTCGAACATAACAAGCACCAAGTAGACGAAGCTAGGGCAATGGCTATAAAACTAGGTTTTAATACTTTTTCTACTGTAAAAACTTCTAGAGACACTTTTGCCCCCACGTCTGGTTCGTTTATACACTCTAAAAAGACTGAAGAGTACGAAAAAGCTGAACGTAAAATTCACTGTGTTTGGGATACTTATAACAAGTGGTACATATCTCCAGAAGGTTTAGTATTTAGATGCTGCTGGACTGGTGGGCATTATTATGATGAGAGCAATACCCGTTTTTACTATCCACCTAACTTTGAGGAACTATTTAACGGGTTCAAAGTTCCTATAGAGCAAATACTTAACTATTCTTATTGGGATAAGCTAAGAAACTTTCTACAAGGCTATGAGCGCAGCTTTAAGCTGTGTAAATCTCAATGCGGTAAGATAGTTAGTTCAATTGAAAAGCTGGAAGAAAACTTAGATAATAACACAGTAAATTATATAGACGTTAGTAACC